GGCGATTGGGACCAATTCATTGTAGACGGTGGGTATCAACCACCTGCTATTCATTAATAATGGGAATAATTACTTTTACAAAATCGTGGGAAATAGCAACTTTTCTTTTATTAGGATTATTGTTATTACCTTTTTTCTTAGTTAGGGTTTTGATTGGTAGTATACAACAAGCAGTCACTGAGTAGCCAACTGTACAAAACCCGCCTAAACATGCCAAGGAGTGGCATTAGTATAGCCCAAGATTCGGAGTCCCGGCTTGGGCTATGCGCCTTAATTTACGATACGTAAATCCACATTTCTAATGTGCCAGTTGCCACGTCGCCACCAGGTGCTACTTGACAGGTGATATCAATAGTATCATCTGAAGAGTAAGTGGTAGGAGACATGTTAGCATCTTGATGATCTGAACCACCGGCTTGGCCGATTGTAGAACCATCAATATACTTATCAGAATCAGAACCATCACCGACGTCAAGTACTAATGCAGTACCTGTGTCTAAATCAGATGATTTGATTTTGATGTCATGTAAAGTTTCACCAGCAAAGATATCTACCATTTGGTATACATCAGCAGCATTTGGTGCAGCAGTTACATTGAATTTAGCGTATCTCACGCCAATATTTCCACTTGGAAATGGCTTAAACGATTGATTACCTGAGACAGGATCACTTGTAAAAGTTGCCATAATATTCTCCGTTTGTTTTATTACCCATTATTAGGTAATATCTATAGTCATAAAGACAAAAAGGAGTTTTGTCAAATATATTTAAGGAGTAATTCAATGCCCCCATCTCATGTGTATGTGAAACGTAACCCGGTTCATCCATATACATACAACAATCCACATGACTTACCTTACATACAATGGAAGTATGTCAAATTATCTGTTGCTTACAATATGTACACCAGTAAGCAAATAGGTTGGGAACGTGCAAAACGTTCAGAATACGAAGAATGGTGTACGAAAATGCAAAAGTTCAAGGAGGAACTATGAGTAATATAATAGACAAAGATGGCAACCCCATCGAATCCGAAAAAGAAACCATGGAGCGTTTAGTCAACGAAGAAGCAGCGCATGATCAGCTGTTTAAAGATCTTGACGCAGCAGTTTCGAAAGCAGCCGAACATTTAAATGTGCCCCATGTCTTACATGTGGGTCTAGATTTCTTTGTTCAAATTGCGTATCAACTTGCTCCAGACAAAGAGAACGCAGAGTTAGTAATAGATAACACTATACAGAGGGCCAAAAATGAATACAGCAGATAAAATAAAACTAATGGACGACCTTGTTGAATGGGTTTCTGAAAACGTCGAATGGGCCCACGAGTCTACACCAACTAACTTTGGCTCAGCAGAGAGCATAGAACAAGTTTGGAAAGAGATGAGACTGCTTGTCAAAAAAGGTTTGGTAGCAGAAACATTTATTAAAAGGTGGGAAACAAAATGAAAAATTTATATTTAGACTTTGAGACCTATTACGACACACATTTTACACTGACTAAAATGTCTACAGCACAATATATAAATCACAAAGATTTTAAAGTTTGGGGTGTAGGACTGAAAGTGGACGATGGAGATACCGAATGGTATAGCGCTGATGAGGTAGACGATATCTTAGCTGCGATTGATTGGGGTGAAACCGCTTTGGTTTGCCACAATACTCTGTTTGATGCCTTCATTCTTACGAGGCACTACGGATACAATCCACTGTATTACTATGATACAGCTGCAATGAGCAGAGGTTTGTACCCTAATGTGTCCGCAAGGCTGAAAGATTGCGTTACACGCGAGTTTCCGTCTGATAATACTATGCGAAAGGGAGAAGAGCTTGCAAGTGCCAAAGGCATACGCGACCTTGACCCAGAGCTTGACGAGCAAATAGGTTCGTACTGTATTCAGGATGTTGACTTAACGTACGCTCTTTTTCAGTCCTATGTGGTTGGATTTCCAGAGTCAGAACTTGACTTGATTGATCTAACTACACGGATGTTCGTGGAGCCAAAACTTCTGTTGGATCAGCCAATGCTGTTGCAATATAAAGAAGATATGGCAAAACGTGCAGAAGATGCTATCAGCTCATCAGGTGTAACACGCGAAGTTCTTGCGTCACAGCAAAAGTTTCGTGCGCACCTGGAGAGCCTGGGCATTACGATACCCACGAAGAAAAGTCCAACAACTGGTAAAAAGATACCAGCCTTTGGTAAAAATGACCCTGCTTACATACAAATGTGCAACATGTACCCAGAACATTCGTGCATTTGGGAGGCCAGGGAAGTTGTTAAGTCACGTATTGATGAGACCAGAGCACAAAGGTTTATTGATTCGTGCAACCCTGACGGCAGCTTTGGTGTACCACTGCGTTATTATGCCGCTCACACAGGTAGGTTTGGTGGCTCAGATAAAATCAACCTACAAAACTTACCACGCGGATCTAAATTACGTACGGCAATCAAAGCTCCAGAAGGCCAACGATTGTACATTGCTGATTTGTCTAACATCGAAGCACGCATGCTCGCATGGCTAGCTAAAGAACAAGACTTAATTGATGCGTTCGTAGAAGGCCGTGATGTGTACTGTGAATTTGCTGGTCAGGTGTACGGTAGAACAATCACAAAAGAAAACAGTTTAGAAAGGTATGTCGGCAAAACCGCAGTTCTCGGGCTGGGGTATGGCATGGGACATAACAAGTTCCAAGATACCTTAAAGTCAGGTTCGCCGTCAGTTGATGTAAGTTTAATGACTGCACTCAATATTGTTACTCAGTATCGTGGCACATACAGCAACATACCAATCTTATGGGCACGCATGAAAGATCTATTGTTTAACATGATTTCACCCAGAGATTACGGTACAGAGTATGGGCCGCTAAAGGTTGGACCGCAACGCATTGAACTGCCAAACGGTATGTCATTGTCGTATCCTGATTTGCGATACACGGATGGCGAGTTTATTTACACAACCCAAAAGGGCATCGTACGTACATACGGCCCCCGTCTAGCGGAGAACGTGATACAAGCACTAGCTCGTATTGTTATTACCGATCAAATGTTAGAGGTACACGCACTCCCAGAAGTTGATGTAGTATTACAAGTACATGATGAAATCATTGCATTAGGTTCTAAACTTGATTCAGATGTTACAATGGAAAAGATACTAAACATTATGAAGACTCCACCAAGCTGGTGTAAAGATTTACCGCTTGATGCAGAAGGAGGCGTAAGCCAAGTCTATGACAAATAAAAAATCAAACCTCATCCTAACAAGAAAAGTTGGTGATCGTGTCAGAGTTTACACGCCAGGTGGCGAAATGTGCACGATTACGGTTACCAACATTTCTCAACGCGCATGCAAACTCGCGTTCGAAGCGGATTCAACTGTCCGCATAGATAGAGAAGAGGTTTACAAAGTTAAGGAGAAACTATGAATATTGTATTTTTACAAGCTAAAAAACCTTTAGCTAAAGAAATCACCAAAGATGGCACTAAGCCATACCCACTTGTTAAAAACTTTACATCATCAGAAGAAGATATTTCTCTTGATAAAAAAGGTCTTAACAAACTATTTCGTGCACTCGGCGCTGCAGCAGAGGCCGGTGCGTGTATGCACAAAGGACCATTAAAACGCCCACTCAAAGATGAGCCCCGGGCTTTTATGTCCGACCGAACAGCTCCCACTGAGTTGCTTGTGTTAGACATTGATGGCCTACGTGCAACCCCAGGAGATGACATCCAAGCTATGGCCGATCGTATCGTGCTTCAGTTACCTGATATATTTCACGACTGTTCGTACATAGTGCAGGCCAGCGCTTCTTTGGGTGTAAAGAAAGATACAATCTCATTGCATTTATTCTTTCTTATGGACATGCCCGTACATCCAAAAACCCTGAAAGATTTTTTACGCAACTTAAATTATGAGTGTGAGTTCCTTGCAGAACAAATTACTCTATCGGCCAACGGCCAAAGTCTGTCGTGCGTATTAGATCCGTCGGTTGCAGATAACAGTAAGTTAATTTACATAGCACCACCTAAATTTGTTGGTGTTGAAGATCCTTATCCAAATGGTAGATTCATCAAGGTTGACCGTGGTTCAGCTGTTCTTAAAATCTCCTCGTCTTTAGTTGGGGTGAACCCTGAAAAAGTTCATGCCCTAGGTTTGCAGATTAAAGACAATCTTAGGAAGAAAAACAATCTTCCTAAAAGAACAGGTAAGTTATCCACGGTCAACGTTGCTGGTGAGTCGCACGAAGTGTTACAAAACCCAGACAAAATGACCATTGAAGTTACGCGTGTGTCAGAACCCTACGTCAACTGTAACGTGAACGGGGGCGACAGTGGAGGTTATTACTTCTTATTAACAAGCCCACATTACATGTACAACTTCAAAGGCGAACCCATTTGGGAGATAGAAAAAGCAGACGCAGACTTCTATCGAACTATATTTGAAATTTTTGCAGATAAAATAGATGCAGATACTAAAAAGAAACCAGTTGTCTTACGTGATTTTTACACAGACACATTTTATAACGGAGTATATGATGAAACCAAACAACAGTTTAGTGAAGACTACCCCCTCACGCCCACGAATAAAAACAGCCTTAATGATTTTCTTAAGTCTCATAGTCGCCCTACCATGGATTACGTTCCTGATGCTCGGGTCGTATTTGATCCAAGCAGTGAAGACGGTATTAACTTAGATACAGTCCCGTACAGCGTGAACTTGTTCAGGCGTACGTCGTACATGTTGCGCCCAGAAGAGAACGTAAAAGAACTTACATACGGCACTGCCATTGAAATCAAAAATGTTGCACCTAATTTTTACAAGTTAGTCATGCACATTCTTGGTAATGGTAAACCTGAGTTTGAACACTTTATTAATTGGCTTGCGTACATTTACCAAAACAAACGCAAAACTATGACCGCTTGGATCTTTACGGGCGTACCTGGGACCGGAAAGGGTTTGTTTGTACACAAGATTCTCAAACCTTTATTTGGTGAACAACAAACACCAATGCGAGCTTTAGAAAATATAGAAGAACAGTTCAACCTTTACATGCGCACAGCTATGTTTCTTGTAGTTGATGAGTTCCGTATGGCTGATTCAGGCTCAGTAGGCCGTATGGCTGACAAGCTAAAACATCAGATTACAGAACCCACTCTTACAATCAGAGCTATGCGTACCAACCAGATCGAGCTGCCGTCTTACACGAACTTTATATTTTTAACTAACAGAGCAGACGCAGTAAAAATCGAAGATTCAGATAGGCGTTATAACGTTGCCCCTAGACAAGAAGCTAAACTTGCAACTACACACAAAGATCTAATAGATAACTTAGAGATATTAGATAAAGAACTGTATATCGTGTCAGGGCTCCTGAACCGGTTTCAGGTTGATGCACGTATGGCTCACACTGCGTTAGAAAACGATGCTAAGAAAGAAATGAAAGAAGTATCTATGTCTGTGCTTGAAGAATTTGCAAACGCAATACGTACACGCAACTTAGAATACTTTACAGAAATTTTAGATATTCCGCTTACAAACACATTTGACGCAGGCGGCATTAGCACGGCACAAAGATATGTAAAAGATTGGTTAGCACAATCAGCTAACGAACAAGTCATACCACTCGCTCATTTCAAAGTAGTGCACGATGCAATGACTGACAGCCGTAATACCATCTCACAACGTGAGTTTGCTAAACGTATGTCCAGGCTAAACATCAAAACTGCACGTAAACGCATAAGCACGGACCGTACAGCTGGGATCCCCCGGGGAGTTGTATTGGCATGGAAAATAGACAATAATGTACGAAAGGAGTTAATCGAACAACATTTCGATGAAAGGGACTTAGGACTAATAGATGAAGAATCTAACACAATCCAAGCGTCCAGACCTAATCTCAACGGTTAAGGTCAAGGAGGACATAGAGTTAGGCTATATACCAGCCTGGTCATACTCTACTCTAAAGACTTTCGAATCATGCGCTTATCGCTCTTACATAGCTAAAGTTAAAAAGGTGCAAGAAGACTTCGGGCCCGCAGCGGCACGAGGCACGGAAATACACAAACAAGCAGAAGACTATGTATGCGGTAAGCTTGGGGAATTCCCTGACACACTCAAAAAATTTACATCTCAATTTAAAACTTTAAGAGAATTATTTGTAGATGCTAAAGTTGAACTTGAAGGTGATTGGGGGTTTACGCGCGGTTGGGAGCCGTGTGGTTGGATGGCCCCAGACGTGTGGGGACGCATCAAGCTGGATGCTTTCGTACACGAAACAGAAACATCAGCAAGAGTTATTGATTATAAAACAGGTAAAGCTTTTGGCAATGAAATTGCTCATAGCCAACAAGCACTTGTTTACGCAATTGGTAGCTTTTTTAGATACCCAGATTTACAGATTGCTAAGACCGAGATATGGTATCTCGATCACGGCACTATGTTAGAACAGGTGTACACTCGGGATGAGGCAATGGTCTTCATGCCCAAGTTACACGATAGAGCAATAGCTATGACTACTGCAATCAAGTTTCCACCAAACCCTAGCAGTTACAACTGCAAATGGTGTTCGTATGGCAAGGGTGAATACCCAGTTTGCGAATGGTCGGAAACGTGATATTATAGTATTAACGATTAACAAATAACGATTGACGATTAAGGAGTAACGATGAACGATATACCTGTGGCTTACGACCACCAAAAAAAGACTACTGATTTCATAGTAGCAAATCCAAAATGTATGATTACCTCGGACCCAGGCACTGGTAAAACACGCGCCGTGCTTGATGCACATGCGGCCATCGGGGGACGTACACTAGTCCTAGCACCTCTTTCTATATTAGAAGCAGCATGGGGCGAAGACATTAAAAAGTTCCAACCCAATATAAAGTATGGGGTTGCTTACGCTAAAAACCGAGAAAAAGTATTTAAACAAAATGATTTAGATATGGTTATTACTAACTTTGAAGCTGTTAACTTTTTACGTAAAAACACACGTTACTGTAAACAGTTCGATACTATTGTCATTGATGAGTTTACTGCTTTTAAAAATCGTACAGCTAAACGTAGTAAAAACATCAAAGATATTATCCACCACTTTACTAACAGGATTGTCATGTCTGGCACTCCTAACAGTAATACTATTTTAGATATTTGGCATCCAACCTTGTTGGTCGACGACGGCGAACGACTAGGGGCTAGATTCTTTCAATTCAGGTCTCAAGTATGTACACCTAAGTTCAATGGCTTTGCCAATGAATGGATAGACAAACCTGATGCTGAAGATGCAGTTGCTATTCGACTGCGAGATATAACTATACGTTATGCGTTGTCCGAATGTATGGATCTACCAGACAACATAACACGTACGATAAACACTAACTTGTCTAAACAGATACAGCAAAAATATAATCTCCTTGCTAACGATTCTGTTTTATACACTAAGACAGGTACCGTTAATGCTGTTCATGCAGGAGCTCGTGTCAAGAAGCTGCTGCAGCTAGTTACAGGCGCAGTATATGATGAGGACAAGTTGGTGCAGTTTATCCATCAAGAACGTTATGACATAGTTATGACTCTTGTAGAACAACGTGCACACTGTCTGGTAGCATTCAACTGGCGACACGAACGCAATGCGTTAATTGAACTCGCAGAAAAACAAGGTGTAACCTATGAAGTTATTGATGGTACGGTCAAAGCTGAGAAGAGAAAAGACATAGTCGCACGATTCCAAGCTGGCCATATTAAAATGTTATTGTGTCACCCACAATCAGCAAGTCATGGGTTAACGCTTACTAAAGCTAACACAGTTATATGGTGTTCACCTACATACAATGCTGAGCACTTTCAACAATTCAACCAACGTATACATAGATCAGGTCAAACACAAAAGACCGAAACTATACTTATACAAGCGCGAAACACTTGGGAGCCCGAAGTGTATAAAAAGCTTAATACCAAGCTTGGGCGAATGGAAAATCTATTGCACATATTACAGGAGGTAGGACATGGCAAAGAAACTAAATGACTTGTTGGCCGAATACGGTCGCGTGCGTGACGGTATCACAGACCTAAAAGCACAAGAAAAAGAATACAATGCGCAGAAGCGAGAGCTAGAAGCGCAAATAGCCATTAGGATGCAAGACGAAGGTCTTGAAAAAATATCTAATGGTGGACGAACACTCTCCCTTAAAAAGGAGATTGTACCTACAGTCGATGACTGGGATGCGTTGCAAGAGTACATAGCAAAAACCAGCAGGTTTGAGCTATTACAAAAACGTATGTCAGCCACTGCCTATAGGGAAGCTATCGGTCTTGGGGATGACATCCCTGGGGTTGAAAGTACGGAGTTGACTAAAATAAACTTTAGATCAACATAATAATAACGAATAACGAATGACGAAGGAGGAATAACGATGTCAAACGATATTAGTGTAGTAACGAGCAAGGTTCCAGCTCATGTTAAACAGGGATCAAAACTAGGTAATGAGAATGTTTCATCTGAACATATCTCAGTACCAAGAGTAAAACTACTTCAAAAGATGAATCACGAAGTAGATCCAAACCATAGTGAGTATGTAGAGGGCGCCAAAGAAGGCGACTTTATTAACACTGTGACTGGTGAAAACTATGGTTCATCTATGTATGTAGTTAATACACACTTCAGAGAAGAATTTGTTGTGTGGAGAAAGCGTGAAGAAGGTGGCGGTCTAGTAGGGAACTTCCCAACTAGAAAAGATGCTGAAGAACATCTCGAAGATAATTCTTTAGAATCTGCTAAACATGACATTACGCAGACTCAAATCCATACGTTGTTGCGTTTGGACGAGAAAACATCTGAAGTCTCAGATATTCCATTTCTATTTGATTGCGCTTCATCAAAGCTCAAAGTATCTAGAGAATGGAATACTAAGATAATGAAACAAGGGGGCGATAGATTCGCATACTTGTGGAAGATGTCTTCTGTACCACAAAGCAATGCCAAAGGCTCGTGGGTTAACATCGATATTCAAGGTGTTGACTGGCTAAAAGATGAAATCTATGAAGGTGTAAAATCCTTCTACCAGGCTTCATTTGGCAGTAGCTAAATGTTACGTGCGTTCGACCTGCGACACATACTGTCGCAGGCACGAGCGTGTTAAAACATGTTACACTCCTTATGTGCGTGAAAAGGAGTTCATAAATAAAGTGCACAAGCACTTACCTAAAACCATCTATCGATGGAAGATCAACGACCCCTACCACGGGGGAGTTCCAGACACTTTTTACTCAGGTCGCAATGACCATTGTTTTATCGAGTACAAATACACAGAAAAAATACCAGCAAAAGAAACCTCTAAACTAAAGTTTAATTTATCCCCACAACAACGTATTTGGTTAAACCTTCAACTTTCTAATAACATTAAATGTTATGCCTGCCTGGCTATAAAAAACCAAGTTTACCTTACACAAGATTTTAATTTAGAATATATAACACTAAAAGAATTTAATAACCAAAGCATAACCTTTGATTCTTTTATAGAATTTATAACTAATATAACTATAGGCAATAAAAATGAGTGAATGTCCTCCGGAGTTCTATGAATGTCTTACCGAAGAAGAATGGGACGACATAGTATATCTCTTTGAAGAAAATGATATTGAAATACCACAAGCAATAGGTGATGTAGAAGCTGCGTCTGATTTTGTTTGGCAAGTTTTATTTTTATCGCCAATGGAATTAATTTACATAGGAATTACAATGACGGTCCTAGCAACTTACGGGTTGTCGATTTATTATATGTTTAAAAAAATACAAAAGAAGTTTAGTTAAAACAGGAGGTAAACAAAAATGACTGACTACGTAAACTCACCACCACATTACAATAGTGGAAATATAGAATGCATAGACGCAATAGAAGAAAGCATGACGTCGGAGGCTTTTAAAGGATATCTAAAAGGCAACATCCAAAAGTATATGTGGCGCTATGAAAGCAAAAAAGGCCTTCAAGATGTCTTAAAAGCACAATGGTACCTAAATAGATTAGTTAAAACGCTTGAAAAAGAAGAAACCCTCGAGGACGCACGGACAAGCCCGCCAAGCAATTTTTCATAGTTTTGGATTAATACCCTTAACCACACCAACAAAACGCAAGAGCGTCAATTGTGTGAGGTCATTTTTTCCCAGAATTGCGATTTCGGGCGAAAGAACGGTTTTTTGACCTTCGAACTACTTTTAAGTTAGATTTATTAGAGTTCATTGGATTTCCATCTTTATGATGTACGTCTTTTCCATCTCCCTTCTTAACTTTCCCTGCTCGTTCCATTATACGCCGCACTTTATTTCGCATGGCACGACGTTTCTTTTGTTCAGTTTTACCCTGATAATTCTTATATTCTTTTTTATAGTTTCTTCCCACTAAACAGTATCCATACACCAACGCCAAGCGTCGTTATCTTCATACAAGAATGCCTGACATTTTTTATACTGTTCTCTCCATTGGTCGGGGTCATAAGAATCAGACCACTCTAACTTAGAGTCTTCTGGTATTGGTATGAATTTTGATTGCGTTGAACAGCCGATTAAAAATATACTAGCCACCAAGAGGATTCTTATTGTCATCTTTTATCTCCTCTATACGTTTATCTAAACTTATTAAGTCAGCCTTCACTGTAGCTATATCTGTTTTAATGTTTGTTACATCGGGAATTTTAATTTTATTTATTTCTTTTTCTAAAAATTGTACAGATGTTTCTATTGCTGCAAAGCGTTCTTCAATAATTTGCACATTATCTTCTGCTTCGCTTATGCCGCCAATTTTAGCTTCTAAGTTTGTTATGCGGTTAACATAGGTAGCCCCTGTGTAACCAAACCCTGCAAGAGTTGAAACAATACCCACTAAAGCTATTACTTGTGTTGTTTTACTTTGTAACCAATCCATGGTGATTCTCCTATAAAGGTGGTTGTAAACTTATTATATCGTTCATTTTACTTATATTACTACCTGCAAGCCCATAAAATGCGTTTATGTTATCTGGCATGGTTTCAGTATAAATAGTCTTAGGCGTATACCATTGGTCCTGGTCGGCCATTACAACAGTTTGATACGTGTTAAAGCCTGGGACAAAACCCATGTACGCAATAATTGTGTCTTCCGAACCATACTCTCCTGTTTCTTCTTGTTGAGCTTCTACTTCTTCTTGTGCTGTCTGTAAATTTTGTGCAATTAAGTCTTCTACTGTGGTATCTGTATTAGAAGATGTATCCATAGAACTTATTGAAGTATCTATTTGATCTTGTACTGTGTTAGTAGATACATTAGCTACAACGACTGAAGTACTTATATCAGTCGACCCTGTGGAATCATTTGTAGAAGACCCGGACACGGACATAGAACTCATGTCCAGAACCTGGTTTGTTTGTACCGTAGCAGAAGCAAACTGGTCTGACATACTAGGGGAACTGGTTGTACTTATGCCTGCATTTCCAGAGGAAGCTCCTGTGGAACTACCACTTACAGCGTTACCAGAAGCTGCGGTGTTACCTGTAGCATGAACACTATTACCTGCGTTTGTACCGCTAACACTTTGTGTTGCAGTTGCTATGGTAGAAGAAACAACACGCAAGGCTATATCCCTACTAATAGAACTTTTACCCGTAGCTTCTTCTCTTTCTGCAGTTTGGAACTCTTCCTCAAAAACTTCTTCAAACTCTTCTATGATCTCTTCTCTCTCAATCCTTTCTTCTTCTATTTCTGCTTCTGCAATACGTTCTTCGATTGCTTCAAAAACTTCCTCTACGACTTCTTCTTCGAAGATTTCTTCAATAAATTCTTCTTCCGGTTCATCCAAATCTGCAAGTTCTTCTTCAATTCGTTCTTCAAAACGTTCATTAGTTTCTTCTTCAAACCACTCCTCCAATTCTTCTACGCTGTTAAACTCAATAAATGTTTCGGGTTCGCTGTAATCTTCTACTAAAAAGGTTTCTTGAAATATAAACTCATCTATTAATACTTCGTCTTGATGAAAAGGCTCATCATGGTGAGAGTTAAAAGCATCAACAAAAGGTAAAGGCTCTGGGTCATAGAAAACAACAAACTCTTCTACAAAAGGGTCCTCAAAATAATCGTTGGGGTTATCTCCAAACTCCTCAAAGGGCGGGAACATTTCTTCTTCAAAGATCTCTATAACTTCTATTGGGTCTTCAAACCCAAAGTTGTCGTCATGGTGACTATCGGTAAAAGCGCCAGTGGCAAACTGTTCTTGTTCATCTACAAATCCATAATCTACGTTAGTATCGTCAAAGAAAGCTACAGATTCTTCTTGTCTATAGCCTTGGCAGAACGGTGCATACTGCGGATCATCTGCGCATTGCTGATCATCATAAGCTTCCCAGTAGTTAGGGCAAGACTCACTATAAAGATCAGTGATATTACATTGCTGGGTTAGATAAGCATCTGCGTACCCACTACAGCTAGAATTATTTAATGGGTCACTACAGTCAACACCATTTCCAGACCCAGAGCCATATAAAGAACCGCCGTTTTCAAGGGTCGTGTTTATCGTTGTGTTGTTCCAATTAGTATTTACACAAGCAGAACCGTTAGTTGTGCCTGTGTTGCATTCATCATGATAATAGTAAGTGTATGAATTTTCTTTCTTAGAGCCTACTTCACCAATTAAAACATCATGGTTAATAATATTTAACGCGCCATAGCGTATGTCAAAAGAGTTGTTGTTCCAAAGTATGATCTCAAAGCTGTTGTCTGTATTGCTTCTGTTATATTCTCTTAGATCATACCAGCCGAAAATCATCTTGCTGTTATCACCCCAAGATTTCATGCGAGAATTATTATCTCTTATTAAATCTGTCCAAAAAGGGTATATTGTGAAAGTGTGCTGTCCGTTAATAGGGTCAGGAGTATAGTCATTGCAATAGCTACCACTATTACCAAAATGTAGGCATCCATTCGTTGCCATCCTCGCTTGTGTAAA